CGAACCGATCCCGCCCGCCATTCCTGAGGATGCTCAGGAAATCGAAATAAAAGTTCCTCCGCAAGACCGCGCACCCGCACAGAACGAACCGGACGATGAAGAGCCGCCCCCGATTGCCGCAAAGGCCGTCGAAGAGGGCGAAGCTGAGGCAACTCCGTCGGATGCTGCAACAGCGGCCGAGCAGGGCGAGGACGAGGTCCACACCCTATCCGACCTCGCAAGACTCTTCGAAGTCGAAGAAGCGGAGCTACTGGAACACCTTTCGGTCGATTCTGAAAACGGTGAATCCGTTCCGCTCGGGAAGGTCATCGAAGCCTACAAGAAGGCACCGCAAGTCACCCGAGAGTACGAAGCCTTCAAGCAGAAAGAAGCCGAGATCACCCGCCAGTCGGCAGAGCTGAGATCCAAGACGGACGATGCGATCCGCGAGCTGGCCGTGCATACCCAAGCGCTCCTGGACATGACCCAGGAAGAATTCAAGGACGTCAACTGGTCCCAGCTCAAAGCCGAGGACCCAAGCCAGTACGTCTACCTGAAGGAACGCCAACGCGAACGCGGAGACATCATCCAGCGCTCCATCGAAAAGATGAAGGCGATCGAAAACGAACGCATCGAAACCTTTCAGAAGGAGCGGCAGGCCAACCGATCCCAGGAAGTCGCTCGCTTGCACCAGAAGATGCCCGACTGGACGAAGCCGGATGTCGCCAACGCGGCGATGCAGGAAACGGCCGCATTTCTATCCGAAGCTGGGTTCTCTCAGGAAGAGATCAACAGCATCGAAGATCATCGCTACCTGCTGGTAGCGTATGAAGCAGCACAGTACCGAAAGATCAAAAACCAAGCCCCCAAAAAGTTGGACAAGTTGCGCGGACTCCCGAAGCCAAAGGCTGTGCTTCGGTCGTCAGCCCGAAGAGATTCGGCGACTGACGCGCAACGAAACACGCAGAAGAAAATGGATCGCCTGAGACAAACGGGCGACGAAAGGGACGCTGCGCGTCTTTTTGAGGAGCTTTTGTAATGGCAATCGTATCCGGAACCTACGTGACGTACGGCACTGCTGGCGCACAGGGCCAGCGCGAAGATCTATCGGACGTGATCTACAGCATTTCGCCGACCGAGACACCGTTCATGATGATGGTCGGTCGCGGCAAGGCCACGGCGACCACGCACGAGTGGCAGATCGACGCACTCGCAGCGGCCGACACGAACAACGCCCAGATCGAAGGTGACGAGGCGGCATTCACCGTTCCGAACAACACGACTCGGGTCAACAACTACACCCAGATCAGCCGGAAGACGGTCATCATCTCGGGCACCACGGAAGCCGTGGACAAGGCGGGTCGAAAGTCGGAACTCGCCTATCAGCTCGCGAAGATGGCCAAAGAGCTGAAGCGGGACATGGAGTCGATTCTGATCGCCGGACGGACCACGGCTGCGGCCGCACCCAACGGCAAGAACATCGGTTCCGCAGGTACGGCAGCCCAACTAGGCCCGTACGAGACCTGGATGACGACAGGCTCCGGCCAGCCGTCGAATCTCGGGAGCGGCGGTGCGAATACGGCCGAAACGGACGACTACTCGCCCACCGACGCCGCACAGCGGACGGACGGCACGCAGCGTGCGTTCAAGGAAGCGGACCTCAAGGAAGTCATCCGCGAGTGCTGGACGCAGGGTGGTGATCCGACGGTCATCATGGTGGGTCCGTTCAACAAGCAGGCGGTTTCGGCCTTCTCGGGCAACACGACCCGGTTCGACCGATCCGAGGACATGCGGCTGGTGACGGCGATCGACGTGTACGTGAGCGACTACGGCGAGCACCGTGTCGTTCCGAACCGCTTCTCGCGGGATCGTTCGGCGCTGGTCATCACGCCTCGCATGTGGTCGGTGGACTACCTCCGTGGCTTCCGTCAGTTCCCGCTGGCGAAGACCGGTGACGCGGAGAAGCGCGAACTCCTGGCGGAGTACACGCTTCGCGCCAGCAATCCGTGGTCTTCGGGAATCGTCGCAGACCTGACAACCAGCTAGTCGTAGACAAGGGGGTCGGGGTTGAAGCCGACCCCGGCCCCCTTTCTGCACGGAGGTTTCGAAATGGCTTTCCAAGAACAACACGACCTTCGCGAGTACCACATCACGACGAGTCCACTAGCCGTGCATACCACCGGGACGATCGCGCACATTCCCATTCCTGCATCCGGTCAGGTCATTCGCGCCATCGCGGCGTGCGACACGGCTGGCGACAGCGATGAAAACATCACTTTCGAACTTGGCGGAGTTGCGCTGACTTCGGGCGGAACGACCGCAACGATGGTTTGTCAGAATGCGGACGTTGTAGGTGACATCCAGACGATCGAATTCGATCCCAACGCGAAGACGAATCTGGCACTGGAACCCGCTGATGGGGATGCGATTGCGGCGGGCGGAACGCTGGAAATCATCAGTGGAGGCGCAGGTACGGCTGGAGCGTACATCTTCGTCATCACGATTCGGCCGTAGGGGGCCACCATGGCGAAACAAGAAATTCGTAGCGCTGGGGAGTTCTACCTAACGGCTTTCCACGTTGATTGCAGTACGGTGGGAACGGTCGCGCATCTTCCGTTTCCGGTGAGATGCAAGGTCAATCGCATCCTCGCTGTCTGCGAAGTGGCTCCAGCAGGAGCCAATACCTTGACAGCAAGGCTTCACGGGAACCGGAATCTCAAGAACAACGGGACCTCCGCATCGAAAACGCTGCAAGCTGGCGACATTGCCGGGGACATCACCGTCTTGGAATTCTCTCCAACGCACTCAGATAATTGCGCCTCTGCGGCAATCGACGGAGATGCGCTCGCCAGGGATTCGTGTTTGGAACTGCGCACGACGGGTGGCAACGCAGCGACTTATACCTTCTTGGTGGTCTGCCGGCCCGACTAGGAGGAGCGATGGGGCAACAGAATTTCCCGGTACTGACGATCTCTCCGGATTCCGCGACCCAAGTTCTCAACGTGGCTGCAGCATCCAACGTGGCGATCCCTACGCTTGCCAATGGGGCCCTTCCGAAATACGTCTACATCTGCGCATACGGTGGAGCTGCGGGTGACGTGATCTTCGTGACACCGAAGACGTCGGCTGCCAATGGGGCGTCCGCAACTGGGTTCCCGCTTCCGGTACAGAGCAATTCCGGAGTCGTGTTTAACGTGGCCGGGTATAGCCACATTGGATACGCGAATACGGGTGGCGGTACTGCAGACTTCAGCATTGTCCCGCTGGAAGACTTCTGATGGCACAAAACTTCCCTTACATCACGGTAGGGGTCAATAATTCACTCACCCAGGCAACGATCAACACTTCTGGAAGTGATGCGATCCCTACGATGACGAACGGGACGAAGCCGAAATATCTGCATATCAAATGCTTTGCAGGGGATGCCGGGGATACCTACACCGTGAGCCCGAGACATGGAGCCGTAGCCGGTGATGACACAAAGGGGTTTCCGCTGAGTATGCGTGGAGTTTCAGAAGTAATCCTAAACGTGACTGGATACTCTCACATCGGGTGGGATTTTGTCACGGGATCAGTCGGAAATGGACACTTGATGTATACGCCGCTAGAGGACTTCTGATGCAGCGATATATCAACGAGCTTCGAAACTTCCCGGTCTTCAGCATCGACCCAGATCGTGGCTCCCAGCAGCTACTCGCGAACGCTGTAGGAACGCTCAACATTCCGACGACCGCAAGTGGTCTTCGGGCAAAGTACGTCTATATCTGTGTGTACGGTGGAACGACTTCGAATCGAATCGAATTCACGCCGGGTGGAACTTCTGGGGCGGCTGGAGAAACCTACGTTCTCACTCCGCTTCGCGACTGTGCAGTGACGCTAAATGTCACAGGGTACAGCCAGATTTCTTGGCGCGAAGTGGGTGACGGAACATCCAATTTCACGGTCTACCCGCTGTCGGACGATTGATGGGGATTGACGATGGGTCTAATGCGGGAAATTTCGCAAGGAGAGATCGGAATCTCCACCAAGATCGGAATCGACGAGGCTGAAGATAAGATCGTCATCTCCAGGTTTTCGGACGTAGAGCCGATCATCCAGCACAACAAAATCCTCATGAACGATGGGACGAACGGCTACGGGCCGACGCGAGAATGGCGTCGTGTCGCGTCGATCCCGAACGTCATCTTGGAGAAGTGGCTGCTGGAAGAAGGCATCCGGTACTGGGACTCCGAGGACACGCACAAGATCGCCGCAAAACTGGACGACCCAGAATGGAAGTTTCTCCGAACCGCTCCCGGCAAGGTTTCCCGTAAGCCGGTCCGGACGTGGTACAAGGGGTCCACCGTATGAGCCCGACACCGGCCGATGCAGGCGGGATGGATACCTACGAAAAGCTCGTGGAAATGGTGGCGAGCTATCTGGGACGAAACGACCTCAACGAGCGCATCCCGGACTTCATTCGCCTCACCGAAGCGGACCTCTCTCGGGGCCTGAACCTTCGCGCTCAGGAAGAGGTGAAGAAGGGCACGCTGGTCGCCGGCCAGGGCTATCTTGACCTTCCTGAAGACCTGCAAACGCCTCGTCTGCTCCGGGTGGATACAGATCCGATGAGGCTGGTGTCGATCGTTTCGATGGACAAGTTCGCGGGGATCAACGACAGCGCTGCTAGCCAGGGTGTCAATTACCCGCTGGCCGCAACGATCGTTGGAGACAAGCTCTACCTCGCACCGGCACCGCAATCCGCCGACGACTACACCCTCTTCTACCTCGCGAGGCTGATGCCGCTCAGTTCCAAGAACAGCAGCAACCGGATTCTTCGGGACGCTCCCGATGCGCTGCTCTTCGGAGCCTTGATGCATTCCGCGCCGTACATCGGCGACGACGAGCGGACGGTGCTGTGGGGAACGATGTACTCGCAGGCGAAGGAAGCCTATCGGCGACTGGAGTGGAGAGCCCGAACCAGCGGTGGCCCGCTGCGCATCCGCCCGGATTTCTCGGTGGACGATCGGCATACCGTTGGGGGTGGCTAATGCTCAAGCGCATCCCCTTCGGGAAGTACGCGCCTGATCTTCCCCCGGTTGTCAACCAGCAGGGGCTCATCAAAGCCAAGAACGTCGTCCCGACCAACGGCGGCTACGGGCCGCTGAAGAGCCTCACGAATGTTTCCGGTGCCACGGCGCTTCCGGCCTATTGCCGAGGTGCCGTCGGCGGGATCGACATTGCCGGCGCACCGTACAACGTCGCTGGCACGCAATACGCGCTCTACGCCACCGACCTGGGTGGTGCTACCGACAAGTCCAGAGCCATTGGATATGACACCGGGCTGGATGGACGGTGGGAATTCGCACCATTCGGAGAGGTCCTTTTCGCGACCAACTTCAACGATGACCTGCAGTACATCCACACGCATCACCTTGGGCTGACGACCGAGAAGTTTGCGAATGTGTCGGATCTCAGCATCGCCCAGGAGGTCCCGCGTGCCCGCCACATCGGCGTTGTGGACAACTTCCTGGTCCTTGGGAACATCTACGACCCCATCATCGGACATCAGCCGGGTGGCATTTCGTGGTCTGCGGTCAACAACGGTCTCTCCTGGCCGGAGCGCGGAACCCCCGGAGCAGTGGCTGTGCAGTCGGACCGCCAAGTCTTGGAGGGCAATGGCGGCTGGGTGCAGGCCGTGGTGCCGGGATCGGAAGTCGGTGCGATCTTCCAAGAGCACGCCGTTTGGCGGATGGACTACGTCGGCGGGGACGTTGTTTTCGCTTTGCGTAGAGTGGAACCGAATCGCGGGCTTCTGATTCCCGGTCTCGCTGTGCCCGTTTCTCGCTGGGTGTTCTATCTCTCCGAGGACGGTTTCTACCTCTTCGATTACACCCAGAGCAAGCCGATCGGGAAGGATCTGGTCAACTCCACCTTCTTCGCCGACTACGACGCGGACTACCCGGACCGGGTCTCCGCGATTCGCGACCCGGACTCCACGCGGATCTACGTGCTCTATCCAGGCTCGGGCAATTCCGGCGGGACGCCCAACAAGCTCCTCATCTACGACTGGGCGTTGGACCAGTTCAGCCATGCGGAGATCGACGCCGAGTATCTGGCCTGGGCGCTGACTTCCGGAAATCACCTGGACTCGCCGGACACGGTCGCGGACCCGGACATTCTCGGCAACCTCACGGGCGGTGTGGACACGGACCCCCCCGGTGATGAGACCTTCGACCTGCGGCTCTCGCCGCCAGGAGCGCTGACGATTGGGGCCTACGATACATCGCACATCCTCTCCAGCTTCACGGGAGCGAACCTGACCGCGCTGCTGGAGACCGGGGACATCGAAGTCAATCCGGGGATGCGCTCCTTCGTCAGCGGCGTGCGGCCGATCGTCGATTCGGCGGATGCGACGGTTCAGGTCGCGGCGACAAGCCGCAAGAACGAGAGCTTCACGTACCACCCGATCAGCAAGCAGGACGACGACGGCAAGTGCCCGACGCGGGTGGACGGGCGCTACCACCGATTCCGGGTTGTCCTCCCCTCGTCCTTCACCAACGCGGTAGGGATCGACGTGGAATCGCGGGCCTCGGGGAAGAAATGACGAAGAAATCCGCTCGGAACAAGAAGGTTTCGAAGAAGATCCAGCACAGCTACCACCAAGAGCGGAAGAAGCCGAAGAGCCAACGCCGCACACGCAAGCAGATCATCGGGAAGGCAGAAGGGATGATTCCTGGAGGCAGGAAAAAGTAATGGCGCAGAGCAACATCCCGCGAGCGCAGAACGTCCCGGAGTTCTGGAAGGGCGATGAGGAGGAGCATCGGCGGAAGATCAGCAGTGCGATCAATCAGCTCCAGCGCGGTGTGAGCAACAACTGTTTCACCGTGACGCTGGAAGCCGACGACACCGAGACCGAAGTGCTCCATGAGCCTTGCCGACCGGGGACGGCGGTACAAATGACTCCAGGCAGCGCCTCCGCAGCGGCTTCATTCGCGACGGGCGTGATCTGGGTTGAAACGGAACAAGGAAAAGCGACGATTCACCATGACTCAAGCAGCGCAACAGACAGAGTCTTCCACGTCACCTTCAACGGTTGAGGTGGTGATGGTGGGTCCGGAGAACCGGAGCCCATTCGTGGACGAGCAGATCCGGAAGCACCTGGAGCCGGCGTTGGCGCTCACCCATGGGCGCATCACGCTGGAGCAGGTCTTCATGCTCATGATGACCGAAAAGGCGCAGGTCTGGTTTGCGGTGGACGGAATGGACGTCATCACGGTGGTCGTGACCGAGATCGTCGAATGGGTGAGCGGGCGCAAGTCGCTGAAGGTGATCCTGGCCGGAGGGTACGGCTCCTTGGACCGAGCGATGCAGCCGATCATGGACAAGCTGGAAGAGTTCGCAGACTTCGCGATCTGCGCGTCGATTATGGTGGAGGGACGCAAGGGTTGGGAGCGCACCTTGCCCGAGGGATACAAGTTCAGCCACTGCGTATTTGAGAAGGAGCTTTTGTAATGGGCACTGGAAGCACAAAGACATCCTCGCAACCGTGGGGTCCTCAGGCCCAACAGTTTCGTCAACTGTTTCGACAGTTCGACCAGTCTGGCATCCGCGATCGGCCGCTGGAGTATTTTCCGGATTCGACGATTGCCGGCCGGAACCCGTGGTCCACGATGGCGAACCAGAACATCGCCAATCTGGTCGGAACGGGATCGCAAGGTCTGAACAGCGCCATCGCCGAGAACCAGCGGACCAGCGAAGGCTACTACCTACGCAATACGAATCCCTATCTGCGGGACATCGCCAGCACAGCCGGTGAAGACATCTCGCGCATGTACAACATGACGGTGATGCCGGCGATTGCGAGTCGGTTTGCAGGAGCCGGTCGCTCGGCAGGTCCGACTTCGGGTGTGGCCAACGCGGAAGGGGCTGCGATCAGCGCAGCCCAGCGCGATCTCGGCCAGGAGCTGTCGCAGATGGTCGCGAACCTTTACGGCGGAGCCTACGAGTCCGAGCGCGGGCGGCAGGGTACGGCGGTCGCGCAAGCTCCGGGTCTGCGGCAAGCACAGTTCGCCGATCAGGCAGCACTCAGCGCAGCCGGCGCGGACGAATTCCAGTACGCGCAGATGCAGCTTTCGGACCTCGTCAATCGGTGGAACTTCCAGCAGTACGAGCCGTTCGAACGCTACGGCATGTACCAGGGCTTGATTTCGCAACCGTCTGGTTACGGCGAAACCAAGAACACCAGCAAACTAGGCACGGCCCAGTACATCGGAATGATTGGGTCTGCGCTCACGCCGTCGCTCGCCTCCTTGTTCGGGGGTGACAGCGGCGGCGGGATGATTCCTCCGGGGAAGATTGGATAATGCCGGCTCTAGCAGGAATCGCAGCAGGAGTTGGATCTGCAGCCGCCGGGATTGGCAGCGCCCTCGCGGCAGGAGCCAGCGCGCTTGGGTCAGGCATCGCGAGCGTTGCGGGTTCCATCGGTTCAGGGCTGATGAACGCTGTCGGGACCGTGGGAGCTGGCATCGCGGAAGGGCTCACGGGCTTGATGGGTGGTCCGGCCACGGCCGTCAGCTCTACGCTGGCCGGTGGCGCAGAGGCCGCTGGAACGGCTGCCGCTGGAGCGGGCAGTGGACTCATGAGCGGAGTTGCCACGGGCGCTGGCACGGCAGCGGAGGCAGGCGCAACAGGGCTCATGAGTGCCGCTGCAAATCCGGCCACAGAGATTGCTGGCGGTTTTTCTCAAGCGGTTCCGTACACGGTCCCGGAGAGCGTGGTTCCAGCCAGCGTGCCGGGTTCAAGTCCTGCCATCGTCGGATCTGGCACGCCCGTTTCTGGAACGGCGACACCTACAACCGTTGCGGGTGCATCCAAGATCCCGTCGGCTCCGAGCGCTCCATGGACGCAAAACAAGTGGGCGAAGGCCGGTTCGAAGCTGCTGCAGAACATGGGCGGAAATGGCAAGGACGAGCGAGGCGGTGCGGTCCCTCCGGTTGGTGGCGGCGGAGCGGGAGCGAACGTGTTTCCCGCAGGTCCGACGCCGGAGCGGTACGTGTCGGGTCTCGCGCAGTCGCAGCAAGCGTCCGCGCAGAAGCTGATGGACGAATACCTCGCAAGAGGAGGGGTTTACTATGGATAAGGCGTACATCGCGCAGGCGGCTCGTGACGACCGTGACGTCTTCGAACAGACCTCGGAGATGGAGTTTGCCGACCGGTTCGGAGCCGCCAAGGATCGCGGCCTGATGTCAGAAGTGAGCACGACCCCAAAGGCTCCGGCCGAAGACGCCGGATCGTTCATGGGCAACTTCGCGGACTGGTGGGCGAAGGATTCCACGCAGGAGAAGTTCCA